ACAATCAATGAAATCTTGGATGCTTACTACAAAAGATTTCAAGTTTTAGGTCACAAGAAACAACTATGGCTGACTGATAAACATTTAATCCTGCGCTTAAATGACATTGCTCACCCAGAATTTGCAACAACAGAAGACCTTGAAAAAGCTGTAATGAAGTCCCCAGCTTTATCGACAAAAAAAACCAACGTCAATAGATACAAAATGATTTATCGCCATTTGCTGTACTTAAAACTTATCTCTGAGCGAGAATCTCCAGCAGAGAAACTTCCAAGGATTCGTAAACCAAAATCAATGCCAAGACCTTTCACACATAACGAGGTTGCTTTGATTATGAAAGAAGCTAAAGAACCACAAAAGCATTGGTTTATCCTGTCTTGCTTTGCTGGCCTCAGAGCAGCCGAAATAAGCCTTGTAAAGGGCGCAGATTTAGAAGAATTACAGGATGGGTACATGATTCGTATACCTGCTGGAAAAGGTGGCACAGATTTGGCTTTACCAGCGCATCCTGTGGTTGTCGAAATGATTAAGTCGTATAACACTTTGGGTCGTTTGTGGCCGACTATGTTCCCTCATTCTTTATCAGTTGCTGCTTGTAAAGAGCTTAGAAGATTAGGCATAAACAAAAAGTTGCACTCAGGTAGACATTATTTTGCAACTAATGCTTATTCTGTTTCCAATGGTGATTTGTTGGCTGTGTCAAAACTTATGAGACACGCATCACCTGCCACTACAGCAATTTATGCAGAGTTGGCTTCACCTGTGGCTAAGCAAGTTATTAACTCAATGCAAACTCCAGGTATAGAATAAGACTAAGAACCTGCGCAAATACCCTTGAAAGGTTCTTTATGAATTTGAAAGTTGCAAAAGACGTTATTTTAAGAAGCGTTGCTTTATTTTTAGTTACAGCTTTACCAGCAATCGGTGCTGGTTCTTTTATTGGTGTTGAACCAATTAACTCTGCTGTCATTGCAGGTGCTTTAGCAGTTAGCCGTATCATCACAGATTTAGCAAAAGCGTTTCTTGATGACGGAAAATTAACTCAAGAAGAAGTTGATGCAATATTCAAAAAAGCCAACAAGAAAGATGACAATAAATAAATGGGTTTACCTATTAAAGACGGAAAAATAACAACTGCTTACAAAAAACTTGGAAAGATGTGGTCCAAGGGTTATCACACAGGAGTTGATTTTGCTGTAAAAACAGGAACACCTGTTCTTGCTGTTGCAGACGGAAAAATTGAACCTGCTAACTGGGGTAAAAGTTACGGAACACAGGCAGTACAAAAAGTTGATGGTGGATGGGTTATTTATGCGCATCTTTCAAAACTTGATGTCAAACCTGGTGACAAAGTAACTAAAGGCCAACAAATCGGTTTAAGTGGCAATACTGGCAATTCATCTGGTCCACATTTGCATTTTGAAATGCGTGACAACATTCGTTGGTCAGCAGGAAAAGACTTAGACCCAAAAGCTGTATTGGAAGCATAATTGAAAAAGCGCACAAAACTGCGCTTAGTTTTGTTTGCTCTTCTTTTGGCTTTTGTTATGTCACCAAGTTTTGCTGACGAGCAACAAATCAATTTGACACCTGAAGTGCCATACGTTGATATTCCAATTGAGGCTACTGAACCAACAACTTTAACTGTGCAAACAACAAATGGCACACCACAAACTAACCCAGGCTTTATTGATTCTTGGATTGAACTTTGGCAAGGTGCAACAAAACTTCGCGCTGATGATGATGGCGCACATTCTGGCACAAATGTTTTAGCTTCAATTATTACAGCACCTATCGAAACAGGTTTTTATTTTATTCGTGCAACTTCTTTTGCTTGGATGGCAAGCAATCAAACACAATTCCCAACAGGAACTTATCTTTTAACTTGGTCTGGTGTTACAACCATTCCAACAGCCACGCCAACACCAACAACAACCCCACAGCCGACAATAGAGCCGACTCCCACAAGTGAGCCAACTCCCAGCGCAACACCCTCACAAACAGAAGTTTCACCTACACCAACCCCCACACAAGAACCAACGCCATTACCAACCCAAGAACCAATAACAGATAACTCAAATGACGAAGCCTCTTCTGTTGAGGTAATTCCAGAGACATTACCAACGCCAGAGCCGACACAGACAGCAACGCTAGAACTAGAGATAATTGAGCAAATAGTTGAACCAGAAACAATTGAAACTCCTATCATTGAACCTGAGTTAAGTGTAGAGGAACTTGAAGAACAAATACAAGAGCAAATAAATGAACTTTACATTGCTGAAAACACTATAGAATTACAAATACCAACTGCGCTTGCAGAAATACCTGGGGTTGAACAAATCTTTGCAGCGACTGAAGCGATTTTGAATGTTGGTTCTGATATGACTCAAGAGCAACGTGAAGAATCACAATCTGTTGTTGTAGGTGCAATCATTGTTTCCCAGATAGCTTCAATGGCTTCTATTTCTGTATCACAATCTTCAAGTAGAAAGTTTAAGAAATAATGAATTGGGTTAAAAAATATGTTGTTGCTATGTCAGGTGATGTTTGGACTTATGTGGGTCTTGGTATTGCTTATTTCACTTTGGATGGGTCAGCAAAAGTTGTAACAGGATATTTAATCATTGGTGGTCTAGTAATATGGTTGATAACTTTGCCTTTAAGGGATTCTGATGACTGAAGCAATTATCATGGGTGGTCAAATCGCAGGTGCTTTATCTGCCATTGGGGGCGTGGTTTTTATCATTGCTAAATACGCAATTGTTCGACCAATCACAAATTACATTGATGCGCGCACAGTCCAGATACAAAAAAATCAAAATGGTGGTCGTAGTTTGACAGATGTAGCTTTAGGAGTTGCAAGGGTTGAACGCAAAATTGAGAATCTTTATAAAAGGGTTGAAACCTTAGAAAACACGCTGAAAGCCCCACAAAACCTGTAATTGTCTGACCCATCCTATACCTTGTGTTATACAAGGAAAGGTGATTATGGTAAAAATAACTGATGAAAGCATCTGGTCAAAACTTGACCTAAAAGACCAAATTAAATGGTTACAAATCGAGGCAGATATGCAAGAACGAAAGTGCATCTCATGCTATGAATGGGTTTGTATCTGTGGAGAGGACTTCTGATGGCTTGGGATTTAAGTTCCTACGAATTAGTTGAAGACAGAATTAAATCTTTTTGGGCTGACCATTTAGAGGATGGTCGTATTGAAACTGAACTGGTTTCACATAATGAGGGTCACTACATTGTTAAAGCAAAAATTTGGGTTGGTGACAGATGTGTTGCCACAGGTTTAGCAGATGAGAATGTTAAAACTGCTGGGGCTTTTGCAAAGAATTGCCTTGAACTAGCAGAAACGTCTGCAATCGGCAGGGCTTTGGCTAATTTCACTTTCAGTAAAAAGGGTGCGCCAAGACCATCAAGAGAAGAGATGCAAAAGGCGTTAAATGACACAGAACCTGAATTGGTCAAACCAATGATTTTCAACTCAGGTCCAGCATCAAGAGCAGGTGCAACAGATAAACAAATAGGTTTTGCAAAGTCAATGTTAAAAGATGTGGCTTCCACATTAGAGTTTGACAAAGACGAGGTGACTAAGTGGGCGTGTGAAAAATACTCAGTTGCAAAAATTGATGACTTTTCACGAAATCAAATTTCACACTTAATCGCTGATTTGCAAAATTCCAAGGTCGGGAAATCAGAATTTTATGATTTCGTCAGAGCTAAAAAAGGCCCTGACTACGACCCTTGGGCTACGCCATCCAACTAGGTTAGGAAACTATTGTTAGAAACTATCCTTGCAATGCTTGCGCCAACTTATGTTGAGCAAAATACAAAGATGGAAATAACAGCAGTAAGGCAGTACGTCAAGAGTCATTATTCTGAAACACAATGGAAGTGTATTGATGAATTGTGGCAAAGAGAAAGTTCTTGGCAAACGAAAACAAAACCTTGGAGAGCAAGAAATCCGTCAAGTGGTGCTTATGGAATACCTCAAGCATTACCTGCTGGAAAAATGGTTTCTCATGGGATTGATTTCTCAACAAATCCATATACCCAAGTTAATTGGGGAATGGATTACATAAAGTCCAGATACAAGGGTAATCCTTGTAGGGCTTTAGCTTTTCACGACAGAAAAGGCTGGTACTAAAAGGTGATTCCTGCGCTCATCTTTCAAATGTTTCTTTTAACAATTTTAGGAATCGCTGGTTTAATAATCCTTATTTGTAACTTCAAACGCTATTGTGATTTAACTGAACATGATGAAAGGCATTAATGAAATCAGTTAGAGAATACGGAACTGTTGAGAAAAGACCTAATAATCGCTACAGGGTAAGAATTGGTAAAAAGCATGGTGCAACAACTCTTGGCACTTATGATTCAAGAACTGAAGCTGAAGAGGCTTTACAAAGTTTTATTAAAGAACAAAACATTGAGGAAACTAAATACAAGAATATTCCTAGTGACACAGCAGAGAAACCTTGGGCTTCAATTTCACTTGATGGTGGAGAGATTGGGACTGGGGTTTTAACTGAACCTCTTGGTTCTGATTGGTCAGCAATTCTTCTATCTTTTGGTTTAGACCCAGATGTTTTTGAGGTCGCTGATGACAAAGTACGAATGTCAAAATGGCAATCATCTAAAAGACTTGAGAATGGTGATAGGGATTTAATTTGGTTGTATTCCTACCGAGCAACCTTTACACGCAAAAAAGGCTTATGGGTAACTAAAGCTGATATTGATGAAATCAGAAAATCAATAAGAAAATTCAAACCAACAAAAACAGTAAACAAATCCAAAGAACTCCCATCAACATTTGTTGTCCTTTGGGCTGACTGGCAGTTGTACAAATCTGCTGCAGGTGGCATTAAAGCCTCAACAGAACGTGTTTTAGCTTCTTTTGATGCAACAGCGAAAAGAATCCAAGACTTACAAAAACTTGGTCGCAACATTGAACAGATTGCGTTTGTGAACATGGGGGATGTTACAGAATCTTGTGACGGTCATTACGCATCTCAGTTGTTCAGCGTTCAAGGAACTCAACGCCAACAACTTTTAACAGCTTTAGATTTGTGGACTACAGGTGTTGTTTCACTTGCAGACTTTGCGAAGAAAAGAAAATTCATCTCTACGTTGTCAAATCATGGCGAGTGGCAGCGTAGAGGTGGCAAACAAATCACAACAGATTCTGATAATGCTGATGGTTTCTTATCTGATGCGTTGCAAAGAATCATGCAAGGTTATGGTCTGATTGATGATTGGCATGTTCCACATGACCAGATGAGTATGCAAGTTAATCTGTCAGGTGTTGAATGTGCGTTCACTCATGGTCACAAAATAACTGGTAAAGAGTTTGAGTGGTTGCGTGGTCAGACTTTGCGTTTGCTTCGTGATAACAAAGTTGAACCTACAGTTTGGTTTACAGCACATAAGCATCATTTGAAAGTTGATGACTTTGGTGTGTTCACTCGTTTCCAATGCCCATCACTTGATTCTGATTTCTCAACGAATGGTGGTAGCAAATGGTTTACTGATATGTCAGGACAATTTTCTGCACCAGGGACACTTAGCTTGTTAATTGGTCGTCATGACCCTAAGTGTTGGTCAGATATGGCTGTGCTATGACAACTGAAGAGTTAGCCAAAGCAATTGTTCACATGCTCTCATCAATTGAGTCAAGAATTGTTGGAGTTGGTAAGAAACAATATGACCTTGGTAAGAAACAGAAGATTGAAGAAAAATCTGTGGCTAAGGTTCTTGATGAGAGCTTAGAAGAGGTTGATGATTTACTGGTCTATTTGGCTTGGGCTAGGATTAGGATTCAACGCCTTAGAGCTAACTTAAAAGATGTCATCTGAGTCATTCCCTAGTGGCTCAGATGTCCTAAAAGGGGCTGTTAAAAGCCTCTTGTGTCGGGTTGGCCTTGACCCTTTCCTGCTAGCCCGACACACCTTACCCCTGGCTTGACAGCTCAAACCCTGGTGTTATACGCTTGTATAACAAGGTCAAGGAAAGGGCCAAGATGAACAAGGTAACAATCGTAAGAGCTTCAGAAATTGGTGCTTGCGAAACAGACGGTGGCAAATTTTGTGCTTTCTGTGATGAACACAATTATTTTGTGCAAGGTACACGCAAATCTTTAGAGGGTCGTTTCACTTTTGAGATTTGTCCAAAGTGTGAATGGCCAAACAAATGAATCAAATACTACACAAGAACGCTAAAGGCGAAACAAAATATTATGCTTCATACCAAAGTGCTTGGAATGCTTGCATCAGATTAAACGAAAAAGAAACAAAAGGTGTTTGGAGATTTGAAGCAGATTTAGTTGGTTGGTACTTACAACTAGAAGAAGAATAAACAAAAAAAGAAAGGTAATAATGTCTGACAAATCAGGAAAAGAAAACCTGATTGCCCTGCGTTTGAACAATACACAAATGCGTGCAGTCAAAGCGTTTGCAAAACAACACAACGCATCAGTATCAGAAGTAATCCGTATTTCAATCGAGATGATGATTCCAGAGGCCAAAAGATGAACAGAGCAAAAGTTGCATCCAATCTTGTAAAGATGACTTGGATGCGTGAACATGAAGCGTTTGTGACAACAGACCTTGACATTAATCGCATTGATTGGAAAACAATTGATGCCTACGAATGGACAAGAACTCAAATAGTTTTAGTTGAAGTTCTACGTTTCATTAATTGTGGTGAATCACTTATGCGTTTATCAGAAATCAACTTGTTATCAGAAGATGAAAGAAGAGTTGTTGCCTTAGCAATAAACATGCTGTACAACGAAAGTCCTTTGGAAGAGAATCTTGTCTGATGGGCTTTGTTGAAATTGTTGAGAACGGACCAAGACCTTTCATTGATTTAACAACTGGTTGTAGTCTTAGCTTTGGTCGAGGTAAATTTGATGATTGGTGCATCTATTTTTATGTGCCTGATGACCCTGAACCAAAATTTCCAAAGGATGAAACATATTTTGCTTCTTTGGCTAAACTTGGTGAAGAGTTTAATCGTCT